ATCTTTGTTGCTACTGCCATACTCATAGCTTCCTTTGTGATTAAGTCTGCTTGTTTCTTTTTATTCTTTCGGATTAAAGTTTGTTTTCTTAATCCCTTACTTCCTGTTCGTGCTATGTATTGCTTAAAGCTATTTAGCATATCCTTTGGCACTCCTAAATTCTTAAAACTAAATCTGCTGTTTGGTGCTTTGCCTTTGTTAAATACACCCTTTACACCCTCATCTACAAACTCCCAATAATTTTGAGTTGTTACTATTTGTATTCCATTATCAATTACATTAGGGTACAAGTCAGATGCTAATGTACTCGCTTGCTTGGTTCGTGCTTTACTCTTTATAATCTTTGACATTATTAAAATAGAATCATTTGCCCACTTTAAGAACACAGCATCAACACCAGTCTTTAAATCCTTTGTGAAGGTATCAGGTGAACTGCCATACTTACTGCCTATGTTCGTTGCTGCGCTTGCCATTTTATTTTGTCATCTTCACTTTTATCTTTGTAAAATACTAATGTGTTTAAGAACTCTATTATGTTCATATCTTCAAAGTATTCCCACTTACTTCTATCGTTGTTTGCAAGGTTGTTTATAGCTACAATCCAACCCCATTTAGTTTCAAATGTTTGTCCAATATTGGCTTCACTTTCGCCAGTGCTTTCTCCGCTTCCGATTCCAAATAAATTAGGATATTGTCTGCTAATTCCTTGTAAAACTTGCAAAAAAAAAGCATGATAGGATATGCCTGCTCAATTTTCATGTGGTTTAAAAACAAGTCTGCAACCTCTTTATGATTTGCACCATCGTATTTTTTTACCTTACCATACCAATTCTTTTCAACACAAATCGCTGCAAGTATATTGTGAATGTTGTTTATGATATTTGCTTCGTCTTTGCAGAATGAAGTTGCATCTATGTACTGCGCTGCTTTTAACTTTTGTGTTTGCCAAATACATTTAAACCTTCTACCCTTTACTTTGAAATCCATTTTAACTCTTGCATTTGGATTTAGGTTTTCTATTTCACTAAATGCTTTCAATGATTTTGTTAAGTCTTCAATTGGCATTGATTCTATTTCATCAAAAGTTTTGTTAGTTAATTCAGCTAACAATTTAATGTTTCGGTTCAATGGGTCTGTTTCAAGTTCTGCAATTGTTTTGCATTTAATAAACTGACTTATGGTTATTTTTTCAAACTTCATTCTCTTTAATATATAAATTTTTTACTTTTTTGCTAAATTTTAAAAGTAGCATACTTGCCACTCGGTCTATTATTCAACTTGTTTAATGCGAAGTATCTCATAGCATCTATTGAGTGGTTAGAATGGTCTACTGGTTTACCTGTTACCTTTCCATCTCTATCAGTTGCCCATTGGTATGCTCTTAACTCTTTGATTATATTAGTTGAATTTTGAGTCACAAAGAATGGTTCTCGTTTCAATATGTCTATTCCTATTTTAATTGAATCTGCTCCTTTTGTTGCAGGTGTCATTTGAAATCCTTGTCTTCTTAATTCTTCAATTGATTTAGGTTCTGCACTATCTGCTACTATTTCGTAGGGTCTACCTATTCCCTCTGACTTCATAAAGTTTCCTATGTCGGTATTAGTCATATTAGTTCGATATAATATTTCATCAAAGTATAGTTGGTTATTCATTTTGTAAACTGCTACTAATGTGGTAGGGTCATTTGTAAATCCAAAATCCATTCCATATCCTAATAACTTTGCATCAATTGGTATTCGTGCTACTTGTTGCCAGTTATCAAATATAACTCCTTGTAATGAACCGATTTCACCAAGTCCATATACTTTCCACCAATTTGCCCAATATGAACTTGATTGTGCTTTTATCCTTGCTTGTTCAATATCGTGTACAATTGTTTCAGGTAATGCCTCGTTGTCTTTATAAGTTAATATTATATGGTCCGCATCGTTGTCTTTTAATACTTCGGTATGCGCCCAAAATTCTGATGTAGGATTAAAGTCTAACCATATATCGCCACTTGTTCTTATTGCTAACTGATGGTAGCTTTCAAAACTAATGTTGTTAGCCTCGTTAATGTATAGCACATTTCTTCTTGCACCTCTTAACTTACTTTCTTGTTCTGCACTAAAGAACTCAATATAAGAACCATTGCCAAACTTATATGTTAATAGTGTTCTGTTCCAATTCGCATCTTGATACCTACCTGTCCATTCCATTATCTTTAAGAAGTCTTTTATCGCACCCCTTCTTAAATGTGGTATTGTTTCACTTACTACACTTATTTCTAAATTAGGATGTTTAGATGCTCTGCCTATAAGTATCGGTAGTATGCCAAATGTCTTACCTGCACTTGTGCCACCTTGAATTACTTTCTTTCGTTTTTCAAGTAGTAATAGTTTACTGATTGCAGTTGTTCTTTTAAACATAAATGCGTTTTCGGCTTCGTGTAGACAAACGGTTTTATTGACTTTCTTTAAAATTGGTCATCAGGAAAAAGTGGCTGTTCTTTAACTGTAATTTCACTCTTATCAGTTAAGCCATTTAATCGTTGAGTAATGCTTGTGTTATAGATGCCTGCAAGTCCTTTCTCTATTTGGTCATTGCGTACTTCTTTCCTTATGCGTGAACAGATAGTTGAATATTCAGCATACTTATTATTAGTATTAGCAAAATAGTTGCTTAAATCGCTTATAATCTCGTTTCGCCAACACCATACTTCAAAGCCATCAACTGTTAAGGGTCTTTCTATTAGTTCATAGTCTGCGTTTCCATCCTTTCCTACAAATACGTGTTTCTTTATTGGACTTGATTTAGTTTCGTTTTTGTAATTCTCAAAGTGTTCCCAAAGTTTTTCGGGTGTTTCTATGTATTTATTTTTTCCCATTTTTATTTTTATTTATTTCGTTTCCAAATTCTATTATGTATTACGTTACAGATGTAAGTAAAGTTATTATTTTCAGTAAATGGTGGTAAGTATTCATCAACTGCTTTTGATACTGGTTCTATTCCTGCAAACATTCCCCACTTTAAATTAAATCTATTTGCACAATCATCAATTACTAAATACTTGTTTGCTTTGTTGCAATAGTTTTCAAGGTCTGATTTTACTACTTCATATTCGTGTCCACCATCTATATAAACTATATCAAAGTTCTTTATTTGTTTTATTATTTTTTCATCAGTTGATAATCCTTTTATAATTTTAGGTTGTTCAAGGTTAAATGATACATGCAGTAAGTCTATATCTTCTGCATAATTTGATTCCCAATGCCCATCAGTTGTGTCTAATGGTGTTACACCTACTATTTTACATTCTTTACCTTTTAGGTTTGCAAGCATTCTTATAAGTGCTAATGTTTGCCCTCTGAATACTCCGATTTCAAGAAAGCTAAATGTTTGTGGCATTTCATCTATTATCATACTCCACATTTGATAGAAGGCTCTTTCACCGAATCCAAATGCATTCTGCTCTACAAAGTCCCTTAATGCTTTTAATTCTTTTACATCATTGGTTTTAGTGATAAATGTTTCGTTTACCATTTCATTCCACTCCGATGTATTTTGGTAGCTGTCTTGTAATTCTTTTAGTGTATTCATTTTTTAATTAATTAGTTCATATATAAAATTCATATCTGCTTTGCCATTGCCATGAATGATTGTTGGTTTAAAGTTATCTTTTGTTATAAATTTATTATTCTCTATTTTGTAATCTGTTTCAGTTATTCCACATAATGTTTGAAATACTCTACAATCATGGTCTATACCTATGCTTGGGTTATCTAATAGCCATTTAGTTGCTATTCTTTGGTCATCTTCGCTATCGTGTATTCCTTGTTTGTCTATTAGTTTTATAAATGTTTCTGCTTGCATATAGTATGCACCACTATTTAAGAATCTGAATTTTGTGTTTGGTTTTGTGTATTGCTCACGTTCTTCATATTTAGATAATTGTTCTACATCAGGATAGCAATTTACCTCCGAGTTAAACAAGCAGTTCCAATATATTTTACGTTTTGTGTTTGCAGGTGTATCTAAAAAAAATGTATCGTATGCATCTACAAATATAAAATCTTTAATAGTTGGATTTGCTTTTAAATATTCATAAGTTTTATTCAACTTTGTTCCAAAGCCTTGCCATTGATTAACTTCAATAATGTGGTAATTCCATCCAAAGTGATTTAAAGACCTTTCTAATTGGAAACATTTACTACGTTGGTCTGCTACTGTTATTACTATCATAGGTTTTTTTATATTAATTTATAATAAATCATTTTCATATATGCAAAGTTTTGTTTCTTTTAAACTTTCTTTTACAGGTTCTTTAAAAATTACTTCTGATATCTTTTTTAAATACATATAGTTTATTTCCTTATTCATAACAACTAAAGCTAAAAAATCATCATCTTTTATTTTAGTTATTAGTGAGTCTTTTTTTTGGAACACCCAAGAAACAGGAAAGTTACTATTTACATTATGACTTTTAATATGAATATTTGCACCTTGTAAAGATAAATCAGCATCATAAGATTTATTGTACTTTTCATATATATTTAAGTCTGGTGAGTTTACTTTTTTTTGTTTAAGTATCAAGAAATTATAAACCATAAATTCAGCAACTTTACCATTATAAATATCATTAATTATTTTTTCTTTGTCAAATTGATTTCTTTTTTTATATTCTTCTAAAGATGAAAATACACTAAATTTAGAAAACAAATCACATTGTTTTTCTTGGTAATCTGTTATTGTTTTCAATTCTATTTTCATAGTTCTACTTTTATTGGTATAGTTCCGTTTATTAATCCTTCTTTGATTTTATAAAACTCTTCCATTTTTTCGCCTGCATATTTTCGTTTCCATTCAGTGTAAGCATCGCCACCAACATCAATATGTTCTATGTCAATATGTGGTAAGAATGCTAATTTATAACCTAATAGTATTGCTCTTATACAAGCTAATGTGTCATCAAATCCATATATTCCTGCTTGCATTAATCCATCCATTTTATTTATTAGTTCAGGGTGAAACATTTGAACTGTTCCCATTATGTCTGCGCTTTCTTCTACTACTACCCAGTTATCGCCTTTCTCGTGTGGTAGCATTTTAAGTTCAGTTTTCCAATGGTTACTTGCATTTGGTGACTGCATCAAGTCTTTACGTTTCAATCCCATTATACCATAGCCACCGAGTTTCATTGCAAGTTCCATTTCTTCTACCCAACCATAGTTGTTTATTACAACATCGTTATCCATTTTGATTACTACTTCGTTTGGTTTACGATATGCCCATGCTTGGTTAATTGCTTTTGCAGTTCCTACGTTTTCAATGTTGGTTATTACATCAATATTTTTATTTGCGTATGTTAAGAATTCACTAATTATATTTTTAGTTTCTTTACATGAATTGTTGTCAATTATTATTAACCTGTGGTTTTCAAAGTCTACTGTTTCGTGTAAACTTTTAAATGTTCTTTTAGTGTATTTACTTCTTTTGTTTTCTACTGTGTCATGCACAGCCATAGATATCATTGCACACATATTATTTTTTTATTTTTATATTAGGTTCGTTTTGTTTTACCCACCTAACCATATTTTTAACAGCATCAAGATTACAAGCAGAACAATCGCCTGAACGTATACCAGTAACCTCATGGCTCAATGATTTAATTTCAAGTAGCTGTTGGCTTGTACCTACCCAACTTGTTTCGTTATCAAATATTTTAATTAACTCTAAAAGGCTAAATCTGTTTTCACCTTTCTTTTTCATTGCAAAATAAATTTCATCAAAGTTTCTCATATCTTATACATTATTCTTTTTAGTATCATTGAAAAGTAAGCAGCATAACCTGCTATGGCAAATGCTTGTGTGTATATAATTAAATCAAATTGAATAGTTATTACACAAATCCAAAAAG